AGTCGCGCGCTCTACCAACTGAGCTAACCAAGTTTCGGTTTTTTTAGTGCACTACCACTCATTTATTGCCTCCCCGCACTCCCTTATGACAAAGGCGGGATTCGAACCCGCGAAGCATACGCACGGGATCTTAAGACCCGCCCCTTTGACCACTCGGGAACTTTGCCAGATTTCCACCACACCATCCCCACCTACTTTCCATTGACAGCAAACTCTCTTGCTACCACTCCACAAACTATATAGCGTCTCTTCTTTAAATCAATTTTTATAAATTATTTACCAAACGCCGGGTAAAAACACAAATAGACACGCAAAAACACAAAAACACAAAAACATAAAACACACTATTGATCACGCACCAAATAAATGTGAACGATAATAAGACTTGTTTATCCATACTTCATTCCCTCGTTGACGTTCTTTATATGTAAATCCATTTGCCTTCAAATGTTCACCGAATTTTTTATTCTTCTCCTGTTCTCCACTATGAGCTTCGATTATTATACAATATATTGGATATTTGAAATCTATGCTTTCCAGTAATGATAATTCAGAACCCTCTACATCTATTATCATAAAATCTATATAGTCATATTTACTATTCTCCAAGATTTCACTCATTCTTTTATTCGGCACTTCATATGTACCCCAATTTCGGTTCTCCAGATTTGTATTTATACTTGATAATACTCCTCCCTCTGCATTATCTCCTGTAAATGTTATTGTTTCCATATCACTATTCGTTACTGCACAATTATATAATTCATTGTTCTCGCGACTTCGGTTATTCTCTAATCCACGAAAATATTCTTTTTGAGGTTCTATTAATATTCCTTTAAAACCAAAATTCTTTTCCAGTGTTAATGTATTGCTGTATAATTTTCCATCACACGCTCCTATTTCCAAATATGTTCCATCATATATCCTATCCTTCAGTAAATACTGAATTATATATTTATCTTCATCCTGTTGAGAATAAAAAGTTACCCTCGCTGGATTTATTCCATATAATGCACTCTTTTCCACAAATTCTCTTATAAATGCATTATTATCCAGAGACCACTCTGTTAGACCATTATTTATACGATACATTTTATATTATATATTTTATTATTCTAATCCTTTTTTCTCAAAAAACTTAATTTGGATTCTCTTTTGATTTTTCAAAAAGTGGACAATTATAAATGTCCATTTTTTACTTTTATAGAAATACTTTTTCACCGAAAAAACGTAAAAATGACTTGTGACGATAATGCTGTAAATTCTATTTTTTTGTGGTTTTTTTGTTTGCATAACTTTTTTTTCGTTTTTCATTCGTTTTATTTAGGCGTTTTTTTTGTTAGTCTAATTTAGACTAATATGACTAACAAAAAAACGCCAAAAAACGCCGAAAATTTTTCTTGTAAAATTTGTAACTTTGAATGCTTTAAACAATCTGATTTTGATAGACACATTTTGACTGCAAAACATAAACGACTAACAAATACTAACAAAAAAACGCCGAAAAACGCCACTACATATTCTTGTATATGTAGTAAAACTTATAAGCATCAATCGTCATTGATTAAACATAAAAAGACCTGTCCTCATATGAATAATTCTATTGTCATTCAAGAGAACCTGAATGAAAAACCATCTGTTATGGATATTATTTCACAAAATAAAGAGATTATGGATGCTTTGGTTCTCCAAAACGAACAATTAATGAAGAAGAATGATGAACTTACAAATACAATTAAAGAAATCGTTCCCAAGATTGGCAATAATAATAATAATACAAATAATTTCAACCTACAAGTTTTTTTAAATGAAGATTGTAAGGATGCATTGAATTTTTCTGAATTTATTGATAATATTAAAGTCTCGTTTGAAGATTTGGAGAACCAAGCTCAGTTAGGTTATGTTAATGGTATTTCAAAACTATTTTTAGAGAACCTACGTGATCTAGGCGCACATAAAAGACCCATTCATTGTACAGATAAAAAAAGAAAAACACTATATATTAAAGAAAATGACGAGTGGGATAATCAAGGTTCTCAACAATCGATTAAGAATGGTATACAAGAACTTACCAGAAAATCACATAAACAACTTTCTGATATTAAGGATGTTCGTAATGACGAATATGAGGACGCTGACTCCGATTTCTCTAATAAATGTATTGATATACAACAATCTCTCATTCCTAATGCTCCCAGAGATAAAACTATATCCAAGGTTCTCCAAAATATTATAGTAGATGTTAATCTCTCACAACAGGATACCATTGAATCATAGTATCTAGTCATCTACTCATCGTGGAATTTATTTATTATCTAGAGAACCTTCGACACAGAATAACTGTAAAAATACCCTTTTTATAGTTATCCAGAAATGAGTAGGATAATGACTTTATAGTACCTATGCGAAAGTATTTTATAAAAACACAAAAAACACAACAAATTTATAAAAATTGATTACTTTTATAAATTATATAGAATACTACATAAACCAAACAAACTCTTAAAACTTTCAAACATGTCTGCTATCGTTTCCACTGCTCCCATTGCCGATATCGCCGATAACGGTGTTACTAAACCCCTTGTCGAGACCGAGACCACGGTTGTTGCCGACACCGAGAAGAAGGAGAAGAAGGAGAAGAAGGAGAAGAAGGAGAAGAAGGCGACTCTTCAGGCAAAGCACTTCAAGAACATGACCTTTGGGTATTGGTTCCTTCTCCGCCTCAAGGACAACGGCGTTATCTCCGATGATGCATACAATACCGCCTTTACCGATTTCCTCAAACCCTTTGCTAACATCGCTGACCAGACCTCTTTGTATGAATCTTTCGAGAACGACAACAAGATGACCAACAAGGACCTTAAGAAACTCATCAAGGACTTCCATAAACCTCCCAAGGTCAAGAAGGAGAAGGGGGTCAAGGGACGTAAGAAGAAGGCGAAGAATGCGGAGGATGCTGAGGATACCGATATGGTCTCTCGCATTGTTAATGCTGCTCTTAACGAGGATTCCAAGGGAGAGGTCAAGCCCAAGAGGAAGTACACTAGGAAACCCAAGGAGGAGGCACCCAAGGAGGAGGCACCTAAGGAGGAGGCACCCAAGGAGGAATGTGGTTGTGAGACTGGTGTGGACAATGGTGGCGAACTAGTTGAGGAGGAATACGAGGAAGTTGAGGAGGAGATCGAGACGATTGAGTTCACCTTCAAGGATGGTTTCGTGTGTCTTCTTGACACCAACAATCTTGTGCTTTACGACAGAAACACGCACCAACCTATCACGTCCCACACCCTTCAGCGCATTTCACTTCCCGGCGGTTCTTCCATGCTTCTTGACCACGACAACAATACTTACATGAAATAAACTTTCACGTACAGACACTTTTAACATAACATTATTATTTACTTACACGCTACACACTACGCAGGACTATCACTTTTTTCATAACGCTCGCATATTACGACCACTCGCATATCCTCCCTGTCTATCACTTGGATCGCTTTTTTCTTCTACACACGCTTCCATTTCCTTTTTATACACCTCGCATCCTAACCTATCTAATGCTAATGCTAACATTTTTGCCGGATGATTCGTCCTTTTTAATTCTACGTAATAATCCAAGTCTGTCAATTTCCCCGAATATCCAATAGTTCCATTATTTGTAAGATATAACAAATCAGTCGGCCAATCGTCCAAACCATCAAAAATGTGTGTAGCATATATAATGGTACAACCTCGAGTTTTACTTTCTTTTTCTAACCACCGCAACAAGTCTTGTCTCACAATTACATCAAGTGACGTAGTAATTTCATCCATAAGAAGTATCTCAAATGGTCTAACTAAACCAAGCAATAATTGAACTCGTCGCCGTTGTCCATCACTCAAGCAATTCATTCTCCAATTCAAATCTATGCGCAGCATTTTTACGATTTCATCCCGTCTCTCTGGATATTCCGATTGAAGTTTTTCCATCATTCCGTATACAGGAATATCTGCACACATCGGAATACCAGAACCGGTAAACGATACTGACCTTAACCCCCAATTGCAATCAAGATAAGACCTATGGAAGTTCATTCTACAATCACTATACGGGTCTAATCCACACACTCGTATGTTGCGTGGATTTTGTGTTAAATGACGACCAGACAGTATTCTCATAAGAGTTGTTTTCCCCGACCCATTTGATCCTATTAAGAGACATCTGCTCCCCTTTTTGACTTCAAATGATACATTATTAATAACAGTTTGATTATGTCGCTTATCTAATGGACTTACATTTGAATATTTAAAACTCAAGTCTTTAACTATTACTGACTGTTCATATTCAGGTAAAATCGTATTCATAATATTTGTGTTTACAATAATATCTATATATCTATTTTCTCTTTTTCTGTTATTATAATTATAAAATTGAATCTAAAAAGCAAACACTATAAATCATCACATAACACACACTTTCTAACTAAAATGCCAAGAAACACTACTGGAGGAAAAGGACACAAGAGGGGAGCGAATGGAGGTTCTAATTTTATTCAGCGCGAATATAAGATTACCTCCGAGTTGGAGGTTGAGGCATATGTAGAAAAGATTTTGGGAAACGGGCGCATACAGGTGAATAGCACAGACGGTAGATACACAGGATTGGTCTGCACGATCAGAGGCAAGTTCAAGGGGCGAAATAAGTCTAGGAATCGCATTGAACCCAATGGTATCGTGATTATCGGTCTACGCGAATGGGAAGGACCAACTTATAAAACGTGTGACCTAATTTCAGTCTGTTCGGGCAGATATAAGGTTGTAGAGACCGACGACGACAACAATAATGATATTAATGAAGTTGAGTTTACAAAGGATGCAGTAAACATTCACGAGAATTACGAGACGGTAAGTGTGAACAAGATGGAGTTCGTAGAGGACGTGGCGGTTTCCGATGACGACTATGACGACGACATCGACCTTGATGATATCTAGTTTACATAGAATAGTAATATAAGAGATTTATAAATATTTTCACATTAATTTTAAACGCACTTTTTTCTTACTGTTATGCTCGTCGCCAAAATAATAGAGTTTGAACTCCTGTCTACTGTGTTCCTCCAAAACAACATCGGTTGTTATTTTTGATAGCATTTTCAACTTTTCCAGATAGACCATGTATGTAATAACCCCATTATTGCGAATCATTTTATCAAAAATAACGCCTTGATAACTATCTTCAAATAATTCTGGTTTATTAACGCACATCTCCATTAGTTCACAATCACTTTGAACTTTCCGAATAGAACGCATAGAACCATTAATGTATTCTATTTTCCCCAACCATTTTCCCAAAAATTCCTTTGCCATAATGCTAGTATCGTCAATCATGTTGAACTTGAGCATAAACATAAATTGATTAAGCAAATCCACCAATCTGCGTATAGGACTGGTTATATGTACATAATGATTCGTATTCAATACATCGTGGCGCATATTTTCAGAATTATCATCGTATAATATATATTGTCCGGTTAGATTCCGCCAATTCTCCATCATCCTCCGCATCTCACCCGTAACCGCCGGATTATTTACAACCGTTGGTTGTGATTTGGCAATCGCATTTCTATAAATCCCAAACTTGTTCTTAACCATTAATTCTCCGCATTTTTTATTCATAAAGACCATCCAATAAGCAACGACATCATGACTATCCTCTATATCGTATTTCAAATTTTTAGTTATTCTGTATAAATTCATATAATCCGTATCTTTTTTCATTTTATGGTCTTCGTATGCGTAATTATTTCTAGACCTTACCATAACATTATGTAAACTTATATCATCTTCACCATTGCCATTCTTCTGGATAACGCCATTATCATCCATGACAAT